TTCGAGAATTGCACTATGAAAACGTGAACGCAATACCCCACTTGACAAAAGAAAGGCATTTGCCTATACTGAGCATGGAGGGTAAAATCATGAACATATCGGAAGAGGAAGTTGATTCTTTTGCCAAAAAGGTTATCGGGAAAAATCCTTTTGATGCAATCGCGACAATTTACGGAATTCAAAGGACTCCTGGAACTCCGGAGAAAGATGAGGAGTCCGATCAAGATTTACTGATCCGCCACGATGAATCGCGCACTGACGAAAAACTACGCCAGATGATTGCGGCGGCGGACGCGGAAGCGGACGGTGATGACGGCAGAGAGCCTGGCGACACTAGAGACGAGGAATCTCTGGAAGATCACCAGATTCAAGGACTCGGAGCCTTTCGGGACGTGTTCGACGCGGATGGTGAGCAATGATTTACCCGTGCTCTCACACATCGGATTGGTGGAAACGGCACGTTCCATGCGTCTGTTGCGGCGCGACTTACTCTGACGAGGAAGCGGATCAAATCGCGGATAATCCAGTGAATCGTCACTTCACGCCGGAACAGCAAGCCATCATCGACAGCATTTACTGGAATCATCGTGAAGAGGAGAAGTAATGACCCGCTTCCCCTTATGCCGCCGTGGTCACAAATTGAAAACCGGCAAGGATGGACGCCAACGCTGCCCTATTTGCCAGTCCAGGTATCTGCGGGATTGGCGGGCGTCCAAGGCAGCACAGACCGACCTTGGCAGCGACACCCAATCAACTCGCTAGGAAATATCCACTTCTGTACCGCCGAATCCCACATCCCTTTACTGATCAGATACCTCTTTCCGTTCATGGCGACGTGCGTGGGCCTGGGAGTCTTTCCCGCATGGGAGTGGAGCCAGATGCCCTCAGTGATTCCCAACTCGGTCTGACGCGCCCGAAGCACTACCGCGTTCGCCTTGTTTGCCTGGTCTCTACTTATCAGCACAGCCCGATTCGCGGCCACGTGGTAACGCGCCCGAATATCCGCCGCCATTGACTTGAGATCGCGCCCCGCCGCATAGTTGCGCATCACGATACCCTCAACCTCTTGCAAATACTGAGAGGGTATCGACTTGATTAACCCCACATTCTCCGCCAGAGACGCCTCAAACGCATCGCGCATGGCCGTGGTCATGGTGAACTCGATAGACCAACCGGCCTCGCGTAGAGCCATACGCATAGCCGCGCTGGTGCCCCTGAATTGGTTCTTGAGGAACGACGCGGCAACCTTGGGAGCCATGTCGTCAAACTTGCCCTGCCAGCGTTCCGCCAGCTTTCTAAACTCGAACTGCATCTGCTCTGCGGGAGTTGAGTCGGACGCCAATACCGGCGGCGCCGCCCTGCGCTGGGCCTGGAGCCAATACTCCACAGAATCGGCCATCTCACGAATGAGAGCAACCATGCGCCGCTGATACCGCTGCCGGATACCAGCGTTCGGCCAGATCGCGCGGATTGCCTTCACTTTGCTGGCTTGCATGGTTCACTCTTCGGCGGCAAGCCTAGCATGGTGTGTGTCGCTTTGACAATCAGGTGAATGTCCACTACTTCCAGCCGTGTTAACTGTCTTGGTTCCCTCCATAAAATAGGCGGATGACTCATGCGGTTCCCCTTCCAGTTTTTGCTTTAGGCCCAACACTATAACCACCCTTCGATTTCAAGTCCTCATCAGGATATAGAGAAACTATCGCATCAAAACCATCCTCTTTCCCTTCCACTCCAGACGGATGTGAGTGAACGGCGTACCGTGCCCCTCTCTCACGGGCAGCTTGCATTATGGCCGCTTCGTCTTCGTCTCCTCCATTCATCAGCATTTCCATGATATCATCATCGATATTCACCGTCTTGCCTGGTTGGGCCTGATAGTGCATCACTGCGGCTGATTTCTTTGGAGCTTCTCCAAAACGATGAACATTCAAAGCAAACCCGCGAGCTTGGTCGTATTCAGTTGTCAGATAGGCATAAGAACCTTTGCGAAACTTGTTTACCTTACCTGTCCCGTGAAACAGAGTTCCTCCGCTGCTTGGATCGAATCTTCCTTGCAATCCTCCAGGGTTACGAGATTCTCCGACTATAGGCTTGGTTGTTTCTGTCCCGCCCGTCGGAACCCATGCTTCTCCTTCTGTAAACTCTCCTGATTCATCGCGTGGATGGTCTGACTCATTGAATTCAGCGTCATATCCCAAAGCTGAGTCTGTTCCCCTTTGAATGTGATATACATTTTCCCATTTATCGAGGTCTCTTTGTGCTTCTTTCAGGTTCCTTTGAGCTTGGTAATGAGTTGCTTCCCATAGAGGGTCTTTACCCTCAAGGGACTTCGCCTTAGCTACCTCTTTTTCGTAATGAGCCACATTGCTTTGGGCTTTCATTAAAGGAGCGTACCGAACAAGCGCGTTATCGATAACGCCAATGGGTTCTATATCTGTAATAGACTCATATCCATCACTGTCAGTTCCTGTCTGCTTGGCTTTGTAAATCCAGAGCTTTTGTTCTTTTCCTTTTACGGGGGGGCGATGGCCATATTCCGCCAATCGGCTGAGAAGTTCTCCGTCAGTTTTGTTAAGCCATTCAGGGTCTATCTTGACGGCAGATAGTCCATTGTGAAAAGTATGCGTCTGGTAATCCATCGAACGACCTTGTTTTCTATCGTATGAAGGACCAGAGGACGATCTTACAAAAATATCTTCGCCTTTATGTGATTCAATCAAATCTCTTAATTGCGCGACGTTCTTCTTTTTCGGAACTGAAGAGTCTTTAAGCACGGAAGTGCTTGTCTCTCCTCCTGTCTTATCGGTAAATTCTCCACCTTCATCACGCGGATGCTCACTCTCCACAAATTCCGCGTCGTATCCCAAAGCCGAGTCTGTCCCCCTCCCAAGTTGCGCCTGCTCCTCCGCTTCGTCCTTCGGATCAAAGCCCAACAATGCGATCACGTCCTCTGGTGTTTCTTCGAGTTCCTCATCGTTATCCGGTTCATCATTATCGGGTTCTTTGCGCCAATCGATAGGCTCACTATCCGCTTTTCCGAAATGCACATCAGGAAGCATAGGCCGCTCTCCATTCTCCGAACACAACAGGATTGATGTAGCTCTGTAGAGCAACAGTTGGCGTATTGCCTAGTTTGCTCGACACACGCTTTGCAACTTCCATGACCGACTTACGATAAGACTTTTCATCTTTAGGTTTTGGAAGCGATTGAACTTCTGAAGATGCTATTTCATTGGCTAGGTAGGTACGAAAATCCTTTGTTTTGTAGCCACCATGGTCTAGATGATGCACGAAATCCAGAAGCGTATTATCACGCACCTTATCGAACAAGCGTCCTGTATCTCCGGCCCTACTTGCCCTTTCTCGAAGATTTGCTGCAAGCCTACGGTCTGTAACGGGAAGGTCAATATGCACTCCGTCTTTTCCCGTGAAAACAAGTCTTGTATCGTCTCCGTTAACCATGACATGACGCCCTTCAAGAGTAGTTGCACCATAGCCTTTTTCTTTTGCCTTGGTATCCGTATCGCTTCCCGGACGTATTCCCATTTCCAATATCAATCGGGTGCAATCAGCATGGTCTCTCGTATTTGTATCGTCGCTACGCTCTTTTTCTTGCAACTGCGACTCAATCAATGGCCTATCTTTTCTCAATGATTCAATACGAGCAAACTTATTGGCTGATTGCGATTGTTTAAATTCCTCTGAATACACATATTGCGGCCTTCCTTTTGAATCTTTTCCGATAGCCAAAAGGGATGCGTGTGGATCATCGCTAACACGCACATCTTTCCACGCGGGGGGTAGCTTGAGCGCAGATATATGAGCGGGCCATTCTGACCTAGAAGCGTAAGAAACAAGATGGGCAGACGCTTCTCCTTTTGTGGGCTTGCTTTGATGCTCTCCTGGTTTATCTCCAAACCTTCCGTCAGGTGCGCGAGGATGCTCGCTCTCCACAAAATCAGCGTCTATGCCCAGTGCGGAATCTGTGGCCCTTCCGAGATTTGCCCCAAGTTCCGCCTCATCTGGTAGTGGAATCTCTTTCGTTACATCAATTCCTTGATACCCCGACTCTGGGTCACGTGCAATTCTTTCCCGTTCCTCTTGCGCGTCGATCACCCCGCGGTCAATCAAGTTCCCGGCTCGGATACTGTCGTTGACGCGGATGGTCGATTCCTGCTCCTCGGTCATTTCGTAGAGCGGTACAAATTCAAACGTGATCTCAGGGTCAATCTCCCCGTACATCGACATTTGGACGATCTTGAACATCTTGTCTATCGGGCTGCGCCAGTGTGCCTCTTGCTGGGCGTGGATGTAGTCATACCAGATACGGACTTCGCCCTCGGCCACGTTGCCGAATCCCGATGGAGTGATGCCTGTCAGAACGGTTGCAGGTTCCCGCGATACCACGCAAAGCTGCTCAAGCGCCTGTGACTGGAGTTCATGCAACCCACCCAAGGGAACGGCAATCTGCTCAAGCTCTTCGCGGTCCTTGTCCAGCACCATGACACCCTTATTGCTGCGCGTGGCTGAGAACAGCTTGATTCGAGCAAACAGGTTTGAGCCATCGTCCCCGCCGGTAAGCACCTGGTCCATAGCCGTCTTGAGCACAAGGACAGAGAAGTTGTTGATGAGGTCCGAGACGCTCTGCCGGGTCCGCAGCCAATTATTGACGTATGGCTCCGCAAGCTGTGAAAGGCTCATCCCGGAGAAGTTGAACGCGGGCTTGAAGATGTCGGGCACTTCGCGGGTGACAATGACAATTAGCCGCGATGCGTCCCAATGCTCACCCATTACCCACCAGCTATCCGGCCTGTAGAAGTTTGGGCTGGAGGGCGTCAGCGAGTTGTACATCAGCGGGGTTGTCCAGATCGGATCGACGTTCTTGAATCCAATCAGGCTGTCTTTCTTGACCGTGCGCGGGTCGATGATGAGCGGAGTCTTTAGGTCCGCTCCCTTGATGTTGATGAGAATTTGCCCCGTTCCGTAGAATGCATCATGCTCCGCCGCCTTGCGGATAATGCCCTGGATTCCAAGCGCAGTGAACGCCTGCTCAATCTCGGTAATCTTCGTCTTGGTCGATTCATCCTCGGTGTCTGTACTGTTGAATTTAATCCACTTGCGCGTCAGTTCCGTGGCCAGCGCCGTAGCCATGTTGAGGTATTCCGAGCGCAGCGCCAAGAGCATTAGGTACGGATAGCCGGGGAAGCCTTCGATGTTGCTGTATGCATAGAGTTGTGAGCCGAACTGAGGCCCAGCGTCCATTGCCAGCCGCGCGCACTCATAGGCCGGCTCGGAGTCCATTGCCACTTGAGCCGTGACCCCGTGCGGCACTACACCCTTCGGTATCACGGGGATGCGGATGGGGTAATGGACGCGATCTACTGGTTCCTCAAGCGCAAGACGAATCGCAGACGCGCTGATTCGCTGCGTTGCAAGTTCGTTACCTTTGCGTTTCCTCTCGCGGTAACGGCGAACACGATCACTGCTGCTTGCAGGCGATTCGGTTGGCTTCTGGTTTCCCATTAGAGGCACACTCCGTAACGATTATGCACCATTTCGCGCATCTCGTCACGAAGGAAATAGCCATCAGCGAAGAAATCACCTAAGCGTGTCCATCCGTTACGGTAGTCGAAACGCTGCGTTCCCTGCCAGTCTGGGAAGCTGCTGCGAAGGCCATCCACGAGGCGCAGCTGGCTCTTCCTGTACATCACCGGCGTCTGCTCTGCCTGCATATCCTCTTCGCTTCGACGCTCTCTCATCACGCCCTCATTGCCGCCGCGATTGCTGCATCGCTGACCAGAAGCGATGATGTGACCGGCGAAGCAAACGCCATGACAAACGCATCCGCCAGGTTAGGCGACGGCACAGAGCCGCCAATCCGAGTAGACTTTGCGAGGTCTTCTTTGCTCTCCACCTTCACCCTGCCATTGCGGTCAAAATCGCGCTTGGGTGTGGAGAGTTCCGTTTTCAGCTTCTCTAGATGCGGCATATCGCTGGAGATGCTGATTAGCTCGTCATCTTTGAACTTCTCGCCCCGGTTGATTGCGTTGTAGGTATTGCGGAAACGGTCTGCAATACCCCACCATGTCTGAGCTTTTAGGTTAGCGAAGAAGTCCTTGTTCTTGATTCTGTCCTGCCGGTCGCTGACGTAGTATTCTTCCGGGCGCTCGACTGCGGCGCCGGCGTTGAACTTGGCATACTTGCGCCGGAGATGCTTGTCCCGTACCTGGTTCAATTCATCGAACTTAGCTCCACATGATGCCCCGACGCCGATGGAGTCGTACCGAATCTCCGCCTGCCGCTCGGACGCCGCAGCGTAGGTCCGCATACAAGACTTGAGCAGTTCATCCTCACGCGCCCGCCACTCGTCTGACCAGAGGGCCACGCTGCCATGCGAGTAGACGTTCGCGCAGGCGTCCTCTCCATCGTCGGCAACATCGAACCCGATGGTGTGCTTGCCTGTAGCCTCAAAGCCCAGTTTGAGATGCGCATCAATGGATGCCTCAATCCAACTGCGCTTGATGACTGCTCCCTCGGCATCCTGCTTAGGGTTGCCCATGTAGATGTGCTGGTAGTCTTCCTCGGATTCTGCTCTACATCGAGCGATGATCTTTTTCGCCGTCTCAGATAGAAATGGGTTTTCCTCAAAGTTGATCTTGCGGACGACGTAGCCCGTAGGAGGGTTGACCACAAATCGCTGATATGCGAAGTCGGTCGCATACTGGGGGTTGAAGATGAGCCAGACTTCAGAGCCATCCTTGCGGTTGATCGTTGCCTCAAGCACATCCCACTGCTCTTTGGTGAGAAACTGAGCCTCCTCTATCCATGTTATGTCTATGTCTTCTAATGACTTGATTTCTTGCAGATTGCGCGCTAATCCGTAGAAGATGAACTCTGAACCTGTTTGCTTGTGAGCGATCCGGTTATCAGTTACATCGAACTCTCCCCTCCAGCCGAAGCGATCCATCTGGAGCTTGAGCAGCGTATACACCGACTCGGCAATTTTGTTTTGAAACTGCCGAGCACACAGAAATCGCAATCGCCCGGTCTTAGCCATGAGCAGCGCATTGCCAGCCGCGTCGGTTGATTTAGAACTGATGCGGCCACCGTACAACACCCTTCCAATAGCCTCAGCACTCCAAAAAGGAGCCAGGACTGGATTAAGTTTGGGGACTTCGACTATCGCGCTCATTTCGATGGCCTACACATTCCGCAAGAGCAATTGGGCGCATGGGCGGGTCTGGTGGTTCCGGTTGGACTCGAACTAACGACAAGCGGCTTATGAGGCCGACGCTCTACCGGCTGAGCTACAGAACCACTATCCCACTTGCGAGACCGGCACTCCCGATTGCGGCAGTGAGTTGGCTTCGGGCGGTCAGCAAATTTTAGCCACTGATACCCGCACACGTCACACTGCCAAACCTTTGCCACGCTATCGCCCATGTGTACATTGTACACGTTCATCTATTCCTTGCCGTACAGGGCATCTCGTACAGCTTTCATGCCGCGAATCTCATGCACGATTGGCCCTTCATCCGGCCCGGAGATAGGCTGCGTGATCTTGCCCTCTACCCTATCTGCAACCTCTGCCGCCGCCCGCACTTTGCCCTTCACGGCCTCGCGCACCAGCGACATGGCGATTACCTGTGCGTATGTGGTGGATTCGTCTAGCTTTAATTGCCGCGCCATATCGGAAGGGATGGGCTTATCAAGCAGGGCGGCGTATGCGTCTGTGAGGGGCTTGCGCTTGGGACGGCCTGACATATTGCCTGATTCCCCAGGTTTCCACTTCCGCGCCTCCATCTCAGGCGTCAGCTTTGGTACGTAAGGCGTGTTTCCTTGCGTGTTTGCAGCCACGTCCTGTTCGCTATCCGGCACTCAGCACCGCCTTCTTGCCTGTCGCCTGCTCGTATCTGGCTACAATTACGTCGCAATACTGGGGCGACAACGATATAATCATACCATGCCAGCGATTAAAGGGAAACCAGTTCTTTGCCGTCGAGCACGAGTTCAGCTTATCTGTGAAGTCTGCGCAAAGTTGTTTGAGACACATCGCTATCGTGCCGGAGCGCGATTCTGCTCTAAGACCTGCTGGGCGCGACGCGGCATACTCACGCATACCAAGCCATGTTTGAATTGCGGCAAGCATTTCCGTGATCTTCCGTCCGGTAACGTGGCTTTCTGCTCTGCAAAGTGCAGCTACACTTACCGCGTTGGACCACGCTCTTCTCGGTGGAAAGATGGGAAGTCGCTTGAGAGAACTCGGTCTAGACACTCGAATAGCCTCTATAAATGGAGCGCGTCTGTACGTAAACGCGATGCTAATAAATGCATCAAGTGTGGAGCTACAGAACAACTTCACGCCCATCACATCAAAGGATTTGCAGATTTTCCAGAGCTTCGCTTTGACGTAGACAATGGGATCACCGTTTGTACAGACTGTCACGGCGCTATTCATGGTCGCTTCCTTGGACGAGGACGGCATGTTTCCCTGTTGCAAGTTCCCATCTCTTGATTATCACATCATATAGCACTTGCGACCTGTTTTCTCACAGGCTGTCCTCGATCATTTGGTTGCCCCTGGGTGAGCCTTTGTTTGCATTGCGAGAATCTGGAACGAGGTCAGCGATCTTTTTACTGATTACCGCACAATTATTTGTTAAGTCTTTTGTAATCAACGCATCAGTGTTCCTGATCGCCATACTTGCTCCTGAGCGTAATTATAACGCATCTTGGCTTGAATTGCGCAACTTGACAACAAAGCGGCTTTGCGCATACAATCCCGATATGGACGATAAGACCGTATCAACCGAAATCGGATCATGCAGGCATTGCGGCAGGGCAATCGTGAATAAAGATGGCTCTGGATGGAAACACTTGGAAACAAAGATCGTCCATTGTTGCGACTCCTTGAGGTCGAAGAAAGCAGAGCCTAAATAGATGGACGATAAAACCGTATCTGCGGTGATGAGCTACCTTGGGCGCAAAGGCGGACGGCCTCCTGTTATGCGCCCATGCCCCAAGTGTGGCCGTGTAGTGAGTGCTAGGGCGATGCAGTATCCCTGCCCTGCACACACATCAGCGGCGGCTAGGAGATCAACCGAAAAGATTTTCACCCGCGTAAACATTGAGCGGAACTGAGTTTTGCACATTTCCCACAGGCAGAGCTATTGATATACAAAGCTGCTTTG